ATGTTGCTTGACGCGACCTTGAGACCACCAACCAGCCGACCACCACCGGCAAGCACCTTTTCGCGCGCCGTGCTCGTCGTCGATGTCGTCCACACGGTTTCGTCAGTGATGGACGAATGGCGGATGCAAAGCGGGTTGAAGGTTCCTGATACTTCCTCGTTGCAGCCGATAGCCATAATGGCCCGCTCCTCAGTGACGAGGATGCTGGTTACGTTGACCGGCGCATTGGTGACTTGAGCGGCAACGGTGCCGGTGTTGTTCGACCATTGATAGATTTTACCGCCGCGCGGGCTGGCAATCAGGGTCTCGCCAAGGGCTCCAAAGCTCCACGTGCGGGCGTAGTAAGCCCCGCTCGTCGGCTGGCCATAGAACCCGCCGCCATATAGGCCTGCGCCGTATCCTTGGCCCTCTGTGCCGTTGACCAGACCAGCCGCAAGGCCGGTCGGGGTGATGTTGAACAGCGCGCCGCCTCGCCAGACGTAAAGGCCCGTATGGGTTCCAAACGCGATGTTGAGGCGACCGCTTAAGTCGGTCCAGGTGAAGGTGTTTCGACACACCCCGCCGAGTTGGTCAAAGGTCAGAGCCTCCCACCCGCCGATGGTTTCGGGGCGTGCAGGCTGGTCATTGTCCGTCGATACGAAGCGGACGAGGCTTCCGTCAGTGTAACGGCCTTGCGCCGCCAGCACCGCCTCCCCGAACACTAGGCCCGATGGAATGTCGAGCGGGAAGCGCACTAGCCCCAGACCTCAACCACGACTTGACCGTTGCCGCCTGCGCCACCAGCGGAACCCGTGCCGGATGCGACACCGCCCCCGCCACCGCCACCAGCGCCGCGACCACCTGCACCGCCAACGCCACCTGGGCCGGCGCCCGTTGCGCCGCCGCCGCCGCCGCCGCCGCCGCCCATGCCGTAGGTCGCGGGGTTCGTGCCCGCCGTGCCTGCGGTTGGGGTTGCGCTGATAGTGCCCTTAGCGCCTCCAGCAGCGTAACCAAAAACGCCTGCGGCTGTCGCGCCGTTTTCACCTGACACAGTCGAACGGCAACCCCAGCCGCCGCAAGACCCACCGGGCGTGGATTGAAAAGCGGTCGATCCAGATGTCCCAGGGTCAATAGGCGTACCACCCGGATACTGACCGCGCCCACCAACCGTGCTGCTGTTGCCGGTGCCGTTTGCAGCCTTGAATCCGCCACCAGAGCCGACAAACGCGCCGAAGCTGGAAGGCCCGCCGTCGCCGCCTTGACCGCCTCCAGCCGTACCGCCAGCACCCCCAACGCCAACAGTTACAGCAACGGTTGAACCAAGCAGGCTGATGGAGATGTCACCAACCGAAAGACCGCCGCCTGACCCGGCGTTGCCGCCGTTGGTTGTTGAGTTGCCCCAACCGCCCGACCCAGCCCCCAGCACATAGGCCCGAACAATGCGGCCCTTGCCCGTAGCATCGACGTTACCCGCGTTGTCGGCGGGCTTCGTCCAAGTGCCATCAGCGTTAAAGATTTGACGGTCGAGGAGCTTGGCCCCGCCGCCGACGTTCACGAAGGATTCGACAGCACTCATTGGATGACCCGCCAATCGCCAGATTGATAAGTTAGGCCGAACGACAGAGCGCGGGTTGTCGCGGTCATGTTTTCGGCAAGGCCCATGATGGTTTTGCCGTTGCGGGCGATGGTCAGGGCGTAGGTTGCCCAGCCGCCCGTACTCAGCAGGAACCCGCCGTCTGCAAACCGGATCACGTCGCCGTTTTGGGGGCTTGCTGGCAGGGTTGCCGTGACCGCTGCGCTAGCCGTGTTGACGAGGTAGCTAGCGCCCCGATCCGCCGTGAAGTCAGCCGACTTTACCTGCGGACCGACATCCCAGAGCGGGGCCGACTCGTCAGCCTGGACCTTCAAGGCCCGGCCACCGTTGCCCGGCAAGGCGGGGAACTCGCCAACGACAGAACCGAACACCAGAGCGTCAGCGTAAGCCTTGGTCACGGCGTCAGTCGTGGCGGTGGGTGATCCCACGTTGGTCAGGCGACTAGCGCCGAAATCGTTCGTCTGGACCTTCTTGACCGTCCCGGCACCATCGCAAGCAACTAGCCCGCTGTCGCCCGCCTGGAACGTGACATTCGTCGCGCCGCCCGCCGTGATGATTAGCGGCCCAGCAGTGTCGTTGATGACGACATACAGCTTCGAGTAGCCCGGAACCGTGACCGTGCCGCCCGTGCCGCTGGTGGCGTGCAGAATGGCTTTGCGGCCCTCCGTATCGACGCCGTTGGTTGAGGTAAGGGTCTTGGTTCCCGACAGCGCGAACGCCACACGCCCCCGGATTGCCTGATCAATCAGGTTCAGGGCGCTGGAGTTGAGATAACCGCCCCAAACGGTTTCATTGGCTCCAGTTTCCTGAAGGATGAAGCCGAGTTCAGTATAGCCATCAGCCATCAGACGGACCCTCTCGTGTCATAGCGTCGCCAGTTGGTGCCGTCGCTGAACACCGGGCAGGACGCACCCGCACCGTCCACGTCGCGGACGTAGATCGTGCAGCCCTCCCATGATGCGGCGGGGGGCAAATTGGCCACCGCATCAACCTTGAGGTCGCGCGCGGGGCGATCTGGCGTGATCTTGGAGAACCGGCCCTCAGCGGCTGTCGCTAGGCGGATCACCAGCGGTTCAAGACCGGAAGGATACCAACTCACGCGATGGCCCCTGTGATGGTCGGGGCGATAGGACCGCCCGACATGGCGTCGGCACGCTCGCGCATGTTGATTTGCGAGATTTGAGCCCTGAAGCGCGCTTCGTAAGCCGCCTCGTCCTCGGTGAACTTGTCGAACGACGCCGCCGCGCTCAGAGCCCCGTAGAGGTAGGCAAACGGGTATCTGACCAACAGGTCGTTGGTGTCAGCGTCTGCCGTCATGGCGGGAAGCTGGCGATAGTACAGCAGCTTGCCGGTATAGGTCGTGTCGGGGACCGGGCCGAACGCCATGTTAGAGCCTTCGCGGCTGAACAGGGTCGGGCGCGTCGGCGTCTGCATGGTGCGCGCCCTCAGCACCTGATCAAGCGTTGCGGGCGACAAGGGCTCATCGTAACCGCTGTCGATCCACAGCCGGGCGGTTGCGCGGAAATCGGAAGGCAGGGCCACGGATGACGCGCTAATGGTCAAATCAGCCGACGCTTGCAGCAAGGGAATACGCAGTTCGCGCATCAGTTCGGTGTGCGCGTAGTGGATGAAAACCGGGATGTTGGTTTCAAACAGCGTCAGGCTTCGCGAGCTATAATCGCGGATGGCCTGCTTCAGTTCTGCATAGGTTGCCAGGGTCATCAGACACGCCCCGGCGCGGTACGCAGATGCTGCCAATCTGGGTCGTTGAGCTTGCGGTTAAGCTGCTCTTTGGCGTTGGGGTCGAGATACCACCAACCCTCCTCGTTGAGCCACTTAACCGCAATGATGTCCGGGATAAACGCAACCCGCCGCATGTCGCGCGATGGCGTATAGCCGTCATTGTGCGTCGCCATGGCCTTGCAGCGATCAATAATCGCCGTCAGGTCTTGAGAGGCCACAATGCTATACGTTCCGTCATTATTGCTGACGAAATCGCGCTTCACGCTGGTCGGGCTTTTGCTCATCAGAGGATTTCGACGAGGTGCCGGTTTTCGAGGGCCACGGCGTTTGCGGCCTCCAGAACAACCTCATCATTCCAATCGTAGGTCTCGCCATCGACGCCGGTATGCACCAGGCCGTGACCGGCCTTGGTGATGCGGACAGCAATAAGAGCGTTGTCGTCAGCCGGAACGGTGGCGGGGGGCGGAGCGCCCTTCTTCTTGATGGCGCCAGCTTGTGCGGTGTCGGTCATGGGATCTCGCAAAATAAGGCCGGGACAGCGCGAGCCATCCCGGCCAGTCGGGGGAGGTGGTTACAGAAGGTCGAACACGCCGCCGTGGGCCTTCTCGTTGCGAACAACGAGGGTGGCTTCGGTGTTGATGAGGAACTTCTCGTTGTCGCCGCTCTTGCCCAGATCGCTCGACGAAACCGGGCGCAGGGTGGCGACAGCAGCCATGGACGTATCGACAACCAGCACTTCACGAACGGTGCTGGAGCGGGTCAGGCCGTAGGGGTGGGGAACCACGGCCTGCTTGCCGAAGTCGCCCTGATAGACATCAGCGCCGCCGACGATCATGGCTTGGCTGTTGCCCTTCACGTCAACGCGGATGTCCGCAATGCCGGTAAAGGTCGAGAATTCGCCCTTGTGCTTGGAACCGGCCATAATGACCGAGCCGTCAACACTCGCGCCGTTGTCAAACATCAACTGGTTGACCGCCTTCAGTTGGTCTTCCGTGAAGCTGCGGCGGGTGCCGTCCGTAGGGGCGGCAACCAGACCGGCCGAATAGCCGCCGTTGGCGCCACCCGAACCACGGGAGACGTTGGAGGTCAGCCAAGCGCCCAGACCAGCGGCCGAACGCGGGGTCGAACCCGATTCCAGAACCGAAGCACGGGGCAGCAGGAAAGCGGCCTCCATGTCGCGGCGCATCGACAGGCCCTTGAGCAGCTCCTGGCGGTCGCGGTCATCAGCACGACCGGCCATCACGACAGCCGAAGCGGTTTTGGAAACGACGCCGGTCTTTTCAAAGATCTGGCAGACGTTCTTGACGCGCGTGGTCAGGTTGCCGGCCGAGATGGTGCCGACATCGTTGCCTTCCAACGCGGCATTGTCCGGGTTGACGGCGTCAAGGGTTTCGGTTTGCCACTCGTGCGTGGTGTTCTTGGCCTTCAGCTTGCCGATGGACGAGATGAAGGGGGTTTTCTCCGGGGCAACCCGATAGATCTCGTTTTCGAGGTCTTCGCGGATGCCGACGCTGTTCAGGGTCGAGACGGTATTGGTGGGGGCGGCCATTAGCCTTGTCCTCTACGAGCGCGGCGAAGGGCCAGAGCGTCATCAAGGGAGCCGCTTTTCGCGAACCGTGCCTCTAGCTGCTGGACCTGCCGTGATTGGGAAGAGCCGCGTTGCTGCGCGCCAGCCGGGCGAACCGGCGTAGCGCTAGAGCGAGGCGCGGCGGGCGGGAGGGGCTTCTTGGCGAGGTTTGCCTGAGCGCGGTCCCACAGCATCGCCTTGTGAGCGATGGCAAGCTCGCGAGCGCTGGCCCATTTCAGGTCTTGGGGCTCTAGGCCCTGTTCCGTCAGGTAGCCGACTAACTCAGTCCTGGCCGTAGCCTCTAATAGCGCGGGGGCGACTTCAGCCAGCTTGCCGGACTGCTCTCGCAGGAATTGCCGGTGCTGTTCAGCTTCAGCCGCGTCTCGCGCTTGGTTCAACTCCGAGAGCTGCTTTTGCTCCGCGTCGAATTGGAATTTCGCCACAGATGCGGCGTTGATGTCCTCAGCGGCCCATTGCGCCCATTGGTCGGGCGTGAACGAGGACCAGCGAGAGGCGAAAACCTCTTTTGCGGAAGCTAGCTGCGCGTCGATCATCTCGACGGCCTGGCCGATAATCTCGGCTTCCTTGCGGGCCAGCGTGGCCTGCTCAGTGGCTAACGTTGCTTGCTTGCTGCTTTCGGCGACCTTCTCAGCAACCAGCTTTTGCACCTCGGGCGCAGCGCTGGCGAAGACGGCCTTTTCGTCCTCATTCCAGAAGTTGGGAGGCGGGACGACAGGCTCGACAGGTTCGGGCGGCTTCTCAGCCTCCGGTTCCTTTTCCTCGTCCTCTTCCGGCTCACCCTCTACCGGCTCCGCGTCCTCGTCCACCACATCAATCGGTGCGGGGTCGGGATTGGCGGGCTCGTCATCGTCAATGGCGCTTGCGGCCTCCGCAGCAGCGGCGCGGCGGTCCAGGGCCTCGTCAATGGTGAGCGGGCCGGTGTCGTCGATGGTGTCGGTTTCAAGGCTCATGCCCAGAGTATGCGGGCATGGCCAACCGCGCGGATTGCGCCCTAACCGGCGTCTATCGCCCGCTGCATCTCGTCAATCGCCTCTTGGTGCTGACCATTGAGGACGATGTCCTTTAGGGCCTTCCGAACCAGATCAAGCCCGTTGATGCCCATGTAAAGCCGCTCTCTGAGGGCCTGATCGCCCAGCGAGGACGACAGGAGCTTATCAAGCATCCCTTGGCGGATTGAGGCGAAAACCTCCTCGGTCAGGTTGAGTTCGCTTTGGGCCAGATGGCCGCGTCTGACGGCTTCGCTCATCCCATGTCCCCGCCGAATTGGACATCTGTCCCGCCACCAGTAACGCCCAGCGCCGCCCTCATGCGGGCGTCAACGTCGATCTCGTAGCGCTTCAGAGCGAACTCGCCCTCGAATTGCTTGACCTTGGTCCGCTCCTCGGACGCGGCCTTGATCTCCGCAATCTGAATGTCTGTCTGGCCCTTGATCTTCGCGGCCTCAACGACGGGATCAGGCGGGGGCGGCGCGGCTTCAGCAGGCGGCGCAGCCTTGGCTGGGTCACTAAAGAACGGATCAACCGACTTCTCACCCGACGCCAAAACCAGCTTGCGGACCGTGTCGTAAACGTTCTGTTTGGTGACGAACGGACCATCGAAGCCGCCCTGCTGCGCTACCAGTTCCTTCTGGACGTTCATGACGCGGTCAAGGGCGACAAGCTGTTGCTCACGGCCACCAGAGCCCACGCCAATCTCAACCGTCATGTCCTTGCGCGACCCCCAGGTCGAGGGGTCAATCTCGGTCCAGCTACCGCGAAGCCGCACCTTCTCCGCCTTGGACGGGTGCTTGCGGGTCACAGCGTGAACCAGAAGGCACAGATCCTTGAAGCCGGTCTCAGCGAACACCCGCGCAATCATGCGGACGCGCTTTTGCGCCTGGGTGATCAGCGCTAGAGCGCCCTTGGCCGTGTCGTGCAGCGTGTCGGGGTTCAGGCCTTGGGCGTTACGCACCACACCAGAGCGAGACTCGCCCATGGTTGAGGTGAACTCCATAGCGCCGAACACGTCGAACCCAAGCTGTCCGGCGCTGACAGGGCGCACCGCGTCGCCGCTTTCCGAACGGATAGGAGCGCCGGGGACGTAGTTGAGAAGGTCCGACAGCGTAAACTCATTGGCCCGGCTCATGGCCACTTCAGACCGCTGGTTCATGGCGAAATAGCCGCTGTCGAGCATGATCCGCAGCAGGGCTGTGCGGATGCGCTGAATCTCGCCCATCTTGTCGTAGAGCGATTGGCCCAGAAGTCGGTGTGTGACGATGAACGGGGTGGAGACGGCGAACGGAACCTCGTCAATCTCCTCTTTCGCCAGCAAGACAGATTCATCATTGCCGGTGATGACGCGCCACAGTTGGGGCTTGCCCTCGCCTTCAGCGTCAACCCGGATGATGTGTTCGACAACCTCGACTTGGTGCAGGTTGAAAGATGCCTGAGAAGCTGCCAGAGCGTTGTCATGCTCTCCAGCAGTGTCGCGCGCTATCTCAACGCTGCCATCGCGCAAGCTGCCGTAAGGCGTAAGCTCGCCGACCTTTTGGGCGTCGTGGCCATCTGCAATAAGCTGCTGTGCGCGCGGAAAGGTCCGCATGGCGCAATAGGTCGTCTTGGCGATCTGGACCGTGTCACGCGCAACAGTGAAGTCCTCGGGGGGGACTTCCATAATGCAGGTGCGGCCCTTCT